TTCTGCAGTAAAGTATTCACCTGTTGATTTCTTTTTGAATCCACATTGGTCTTGTAATCCACCAGTAACATTTACAATGATAGGAGTACCTGCCATTACTGATTCTGCAGTTGTTAAACCAAATCCTTCGTTACCTGCAATATTAATTGTACAATCTGAAATATTATAAAGATGATTTAATTGTTCTTGGTTTATTCTATCTGTTGAGAATTTAATATCACATCCTGGTGCAATCCTATCAGCAACAGCAATTAAATCTGTACCATTTTGGTCTTGAGGTGCGGTATGCATAATCAAACAAACCTTATCTCTATCTTCTTCTGGTAACCCATCTACAAATTTCTTGAATGACCAAATTACATCAGATGGTTGTTTTCTTTTGATATTTCTATTCATCCAAAATAAAACAAACTTATATTCTTTATCACCAAGTAATTGTTTTTTGAAATCCATTGGTACTGCAGTTGGTTTATATGTATCAGAATTAATACCATGTGGTACATAAGATACTTGCCAATCTTCTAAGGGTTTGATTGTTTCTGAATCAATATCACCAACTCTACTTACGATACCATAAGTTTGTCTTGAGATACATCCCAACCAATCACAACTTTCGTAGTAATTTCTGTTGTAATGAGGGTCTGGTAAATCATCCCATATATGATAAAATAGAATTGGAATGTTTTGTCTAACTTCTGCTTCCATTTCATATAACCATCTCCAATATCTTGGGTCTGTGAAGTGTAGGATTGCATCTGGTTGATGTCTCATTATCAATTCTCTTAGAATATTTGCATCACCATACCCAGTCCAAGGTATAATCTTAAGTGAAGCATCCTTTACTCCACTTACTTTTCGAGCATCTTCACCCAAATCTATTTCTTTACCCTTTTCTGGATGATTTACTGCCGCACCTAATTGAACCCAATCATAATGTTCTAAAGTTCCAAAAACTAATTCTTTGGATACTGTTGCAATACCTGATGACATCCTTAAATCATCAGATAATAGTAGAATTTTCTTCTTTGCCATTAACCTTTATTTAAATTGTTCTAAATCTTCTGTAATTATTCATTTTAACCCTAAATGCATTTCCTAAATACTTTTTAGTTTCAACTCTATCATTAAATTCATTACGAGTTTGGTTAAGTTGTGAATTACCGTTGTCTTGTTGTTTCATAATTAAAATTGAGAGCCACTCTCATGTAGATTTTCATAATTATTAATTTCTAATCTAAAGTCATCATCTTCAATATATTTGTTAACTGACCTATTAACCAGTTTTTGGAGTGTAATATTTGAATCGAAGGATAATCTTTTAAATTTTGAATAGATATCTTTTATTATCTTTACAGTTGTAAGTTTTGTTTCTGCCATAACTTTCCTTTTATTGTTTTATATAAATATATACAAATATAAAAAACAAACTAATTCCAGGCAGAACATAAACCTCTTTCTTTAAATTCACACCACTTACAGTGGTTTCCTTTATTAGTTGGAAAATGTGTTTGTATAATCTCACCTTCTTCACCAAATACAGAATCAACAAAATTCATAAAACCTTTCCAAGCCATGTTCATTGAAGGTTTACCATTGGCTGGAACGAATTTGGAGATTCGTGGGATAGGGAATTCATAATCTTCACTAACCTTTCGTTTAAGTATCTGATATTCTACTCTGATTTTATCTAATGGTATATTATACTTATCTGAATAGAATTTTTTGTACAATAACATTTGAGAAGTTTTTACTTTATCAGCTTTTTGATATTTGTTCCAACCTCTTGTTGAAGTTTTCAAATCAATGATAACATAATCTTGAGTAGTTTTATCTTTAAGAAGTACATCAATAAATCCAATGAAATGAACACCAGGTTTAATCTCAGCGTTCAACCTCTGTTCTATAGCGATTAACTCAAATCCACTTTTAGTATATAGTTTATCTAATTTTTTGGTAAAATAAGATAATATTTTTTTACCATCATCAAAGAACTCACCCAAATCTTCCTTAGTACAAGGATACTTTCCTTCTTCCAACTTATCAGATTCTTTTGTAAATTGTTCTACAAGTTGTTTGTATAACATATCTTCAAGATTCAATTGAAGTGCTTGTTTCTTAGTTACATTATACATCACATCTAAGAAGTGTTGTATTGTTTCGTGCATTGCACTACCGAAAATCGTGTGGATATTTGCTGAGGATGTTCCTAACTTATCAATATAATTTAACTTATATTGTTCTTGACAGGTTGAATACATACCATATTGAGAATAACTTACTCTTGCCATACTTTTATGTTTTATTTACTATGTAAATATACGAAAAAAAATCGAGAAATCCAAATATTTAAACCTTTAATTTCAGTTTAGTTATTTGTTTTTTATCAATTCCATACTTTTCACATATATACTTTATATTTTCTCTACCTTCTCTTGTTGAATAAAGTATCTCACAATAATCTTCTGCCTCTTTTGAAGAACACATAAAATCTTGTATCATTAAATCAACTAACCAACTTTCATATTTGTTATCCTTCTTACCTTTAGTATATTTTAGAAAATATCTACCCTTTGGAATAATACCAATTAAAGAAAGATATAGTTGTTTTGGTTCTAATACTTGAGTATAAGGTTGTATCTCAGAAAGAACTTCTATCCAATCAGGATTCATAGAAAGAAAACGATGAACCATATAGTTGCTCCAAGTTTTCTTATCACCATCTTCAAGTTTATCCCAATAATTTGGGTCTTGAAATTGTGTAACTGCTTTTATGTGGTCAAATAACGATTTAGCCATTATTCTGTAATTCCTTTGGTAATAACTCTTTATTGATTTCTCCACAATCTCCACATAGATATAATTCTACTGGTATGATTGCATCTTGTGGAGTACCTGTTATCATTTTTGAAATCTTCAAAAACTTAGTACCTGGTATAAATACAGTACCACCACATTCTTGACATTTCATTTCTGTTGCCTTAGATAAATCTATCTTTGGTTGTTGAGGTGGGGGTGTATTTCCACCATTATTCATTCCTATAATCTTTGCCATAATTTATTTATTTAATCGAACCATTGTGAACGGTCTGTTTTAACATTCTTAACACCTGTCTTTTTTAACATATCGTGTTCTTTTTCCTTCCACTCTTTATTCGCAATCTTATCAATAACTTTTTGTTCATTTTCTTTACCAATCTTTTCTGCCTTCTTTAACTCTTCATCAGTAATTGGTTTACCTTGTTGAGCTAATGTTAACGCAGTAAATCGTTTGGTGTGATATGAACTAAGTGGTTTAGTGAATTGTTTTAGATACGCAGTTTTTGAATCTAAATAATCTAAAAACAAATCAAAATCCTTTTCAGCTAGTTTATCTAACTCTTCATCTGATAGTGGATTGTTGTGGTCGTATTTCATCTTTTAAAGTTTATTTGTATAACAAATATACGAAAAATATTTGTATTATCCTAATAAAATTGATAAAACTTTATCAACATTTTCTGGTTTATCACCATATTCATTTGCAACTAACTTACCTCGTTTAAAGGCAACTATCATTGGTATATCTGTTAGGTCAACTAACTTTCTACTTTCTGGTGCGTAATCAGGATTTATAAAAACAAATGGAATTTCTCTATTAATATTAGATACGGATTCAAAATGTGGTTTTAAGTTATCACAATTACCACACCAATCAGTACCAAACATTACCATCAACTTTGGCTGAGTTCTTATTAATACATCAAGTGAATCTGTTTCTAAGTTTATCATAGTAAAGGGCCTGCACTACCACATTTGATTGCAGCTTTCATTCGTTGTTCTTCTAACCAAGTTAAATACTTCCAAAGTTTTTTTAATTTGTTTATCATAATATACCAACTATTTGAATTATACAACTCATAAAGGTGATTTCTTTATCTACTACCAACGCATCTTTGTGTTGTGATTCAGAAAGAATTAGGATTATGTTTGAAGTATTAGTACCACCATAATCATCTACCTTTTCATATAAGAATGTATATAGTTCTGTAAAATCTTGTATTCTTGCATCAGCAACAGCCTGTCTGATATTCTTCCATTTGTTTGGTTTTGCATCAGAACCTTTAAGAATCTCAACTACCTTAGATTTAATATCCGAATCGATTACAGAGGTTGTATCAAGTTTTAATTGTCCTTTGGTAGAATTTAACTGACAAGTATTGATAATCTTTCTAATATCAGGATATGAAGAATCAATGATAGGTACAAGGTCTTTTGGTTGAAAACCCACACCTTCTTTACCTAAAATCTGTGAGATTTGTACTGCCACTTCTTTTTTAGATGGAGGAACAATCTGAAATGTTTGACATCTACTTTGAATCGGGTCAATAACTTTCTCAACATAATTACAAGTTAGAATAAATCTACAATGTTTTGAGAATGTTTCCATCAAGTTTCTTAAGATTGCTTGTGCATTTGGGGTCATGTAATCAAACTCATCTAAGATGATTACTTTCATATCCTTAAAACCAATCGTGGAAGCAAATCCTTTTACTTTGTTTCTAACTGTATCTACATTATTCTCATCAGATGCATTTATAACAATATAATCACAACTAATTGAATTTACAATCAACTTAGCTAAGGTTGTTTTACCTGTACCAGCTTTACCAAAGAATAAAAGATGAGGTACATCTCCACTCTGAAGGTAATCACTTACTTTTTGTTTCAGGTGTTCGTTACCAACATATTCTGTTAGTTTACGAGGTCTATATTTTTCAACCCACAATGAGTTGTTTACCTCTTGGTTTGTTGTATCTTCAAAAAATGCCATATTAGAATGAAGAGTTTTTTACTTCTTTACAGAATGATTTTAATCTTTCTAATTTTTCAATCAAAGATTCTTTTCTATTTCTATCAATATCACCACTATTCATTTCACCGATAATATCTTGTAATGATGATGCTACTATTAGTAAACCATCTTCTTTTGAGTTTAGAAAATTATCAGAGATTCTAAACTTTTTTGCAATTTGTTGTAAGTTTGCCATTTTAATCTATTTTATGTTTATACAAATATACGAAAATTATTTGGACTTTCCTAATAATTTCATAATTTTTTTTACTGTTTTAGGCCCAACCTCTATTTCGTGGTAGGGAACATTATTTTCTTCTAATATTTTTCTACACAATTCATCTATTTCAAGTGATTGTTTTAAATCTTGAAATCGTTCATCATCATTGTGTATAGTTTCACCTCGTTTTAATAAGATATTGATACTATCATATTTTCTATGTAAATCAATAACTAAATTATGGAAAGGTTCTCCATAAAATTCAGCAGGATATCCTTCTGTATAATATCTGTGGTAAATTGTAGAAAATAAGATTGGTGAATCAATTACTATATAATCTACTTTACCATAACATTCTGCAATTCCTCTATGTTGGTTTGCAAATACATAGAGTTGGTCTGATATCGCTGGTATATTATGGTCCCAGGCCAATCTTTTGGGAAATTCGTATGGGTTATTACAACTGATGTGTTGTTTTTTTAGTTTGTAGGTGATACCATTTGCTATTGAAGATTTTCCAATACCAGGTCCACCGAAGAGGTTTATTAATTTACTCATTTATCAAATATATCGTTTAATAAGTTACCCAATCTAATTCCTGCAAAATATAATCTTTCATCTATAATTGGTAGATTTTCATAAACATAATCATATGATAAATAAGAACCATCTTTTGTTTCGTAAATTTTAGGTACATAAGAATGAGATTCTCTTGCCCATACGATTGGATTTCCTTGTTGTATTAATGTATCTTTAAACTGATTTTCTAACTTATCAGCATATTCGGTATAACTCATTTTATAATCATCAATAATTCCAGCATCCCATAAATCGTGTAGGTTTGTCCAATTTTCAGCTCCCTTTCTACCTTTGAAATTTACTTTTATTTTATTACCTCCCCAATCTTCTTCTCTACCTGTGTGAAGTGGTTGATGTAAGTCTCCTACTAAATGAACCAAATATCTTAACCAAAATTGTTTCATCTTTTTATCAGCCATGGGTGATTCTAAAATAGGTATTGCTCTCTGAATCATCGTAACAACATTTTCTTGTGTATGTTCTACATCTTCATAATTTTTATCTATTGGAAGATTTACATAATGCCATTTTGAAAATGCATCAAAATCAGGATTACTCCTCATTTCATCTGCCCAAGTACTTGCAACTGCAAGTGATTCTCCATCTAAAATTTCTTTAATTTTCTTTTCTGCTTTTGGTGATAATTGTCTTTGTGCGATTTCACCAACAGTTCTATGTCCTATCTTTCCCCATAATATTTCGTTTGATGAAAATGAAGTTAAAGTTAATAAACATAAAACTAATAATATGTTTTTCATAATAAAGTTTTTATTAATGAATACAAATAACCACTAAATCCTACAGCGTTTAATAAGGATAGGTTATATTGTTTTGTTTTTTGTGTTTGAACCGTAATTAGGATTAAACCTAACATCATCCCAAGTTTACCATATGTTGAATCGATAAAAAAAGGAGATAGCATCATACATGCTGTTCCGAAGTATATTACACCATATTGATATAACCACTCTAATCTAATTTGTTTTTTTGTTTTTTTCATGATAATAAAAAAGGGGGAAATTAATCCCCCTTATTTTATAAGTTTTAGAATCTTACTTTTAGAGATGTGTTGAAAGTACGTCCGAATCCGAACCATACTGAGTTTCTCGTATCTACACCATTCCATGTTTCTGAACTACCATCAGCGTGGATGTTAGTATTAGATTCTGCAATGTAGTAAGTATCGAATAGATTGTTTACATTAAGTCTAAACGATGCATCTGTTCCGAATAACTCAAATCTGTAAGTTGCTCCTAAATCAGCCAATCCATAAGAAGGTAATTTTAAAGCTCCTTGATTATTAGGTTGAGTAAATTCTGAATCTGTGATTGAATAATCAGCATATAATCCATCAACGAATCTATATCCTAAATCAACTCTTAATCCTTGGATAATCTCGTAATCTGCTTCAACATAAGTTGTGAACTGAGCCGCATCTCCTACTTTAGCATCTTTCAAGTACAATGTACCTGTTCCGATTGATTGTTGATTATCATCAAATAATTCTGCTGAGAAATCATTAGTATATCTCCAATCTCCGATTGATAACATACCTTTTAATCTCAACTTATCTGTTGGGTTATAAGAAGTTTCAACTTCGATACCTTTGTGTACTACATCGATATCTTTAAATTGAGCTGAACCATCTACACCTTGTTGGTTAGATAAACTTCTTTGAACGAATCTATTACCCCATACTGTTGAATATGCATTAACATTAACTCTAAAGTTATTACCAATGAAACCATATCCTAATTCGAATGATTTAATTTCTTCGTTTTGTAAATCTGGATTAATATCGTTCCCATAGTTAGGGAATACTGCTCCAAATTGTGGTTGTCTTGAAATCATACCAGCATTAAAGAATACGTTTTGTTTATCATCAATGTTGTAGTTTGCACCACCTTTAAGATAACCTCCACCTTGATTCTTAGTATCTGATTCTGGATTATCTGGTTGGTCGAAATAATCAAGTCTTTGGAAAGATTGATTAGAAGTACCTGCTTGTAATACTGCAGAAATCTTATCATTCTTATATTCAACTAAACCATTGAATCCTTGCCATCCAACTTTACCAACATTGTAATAATCAATCTTCGGTCCTTTTAAACCAGTACCTTTAAATGGAGATGCCTCCACTAACGTATTGATAATTTGACCAGCAGAGTTTTTATTACCTGTTGAGTAATATCCATCTAATCCCATAAGGTTGTTCACTACTCTGTAATGATAACCTGTATAGTTTCTTAAATCGATGCCTACTGAGTATTTCCAATTTCCACTTTCATATTCTAAGTTAGAGATTGCTCCAACCCAGTCATGAGAGTTCATAGATGCTCTTCTAATAAGTGCACTTCTATTAACACCATCTTCATCGAATCCATTAGAACCAATTAACTGACCACCAAATGGTAAACCACCACTATAAGGGTCTGTATTTGCTTGATTGTATGCAACAACTGCATCAAAATCAATAAACCCTTCAGGAGTTCTTGAACCTCTACCGTTTTCTAAGTAGTGTTCAGTTAAATCTTTTCTGAAAGGTAAGATATCAGTTTCCGAGTTGTAGTAACTTCTACCTCTTGGACCTGTTCCACCACCTCTACCAGCTGAACCATATAATGATGTAGCTAGTTTAAGGTTATCAGAAATATCCCAATCCCAATTCAATGTTGCTAATGGTTTGTTATAGAAGTTTCTTCTCATTGAGAATTCTTCACCATTTAAAACACCACCATTGGAGTTCCATCTTCTATCAATTCCTTCACTACCGAAGTTTTGGTAATCTCTAATAGAAACCCAAACATCTCTTTGGTGATGCCATTGTCCAGCACCTAAGAAAGAAAAGTTAACAGAATGGTCTGAATCTTCA